TGCATTTGTAGAGCTTGTAATAGGTCTCATTCGTTGAGGGGTGATAGACGCATCAGTATCATAGTAATATATATTACCACCTCTTCTTAATCCTAAAACATCTTCACCCCAATTATCAAAACTCCATTGTGAACCCTGAAATGTTATGCCTGAACTAGAAGCTGCAACATTCCATGCTCTTGCTCCTGTAGTAGATGTACCTGCATTATATACACCTGCTCCATATCCTAATCCTTGAATACTATTTGATAGTTCATTATCAAGTAAAAATGCTACAGATACTGCAGTTCCCCCACCTGTCGCAGTTCCTGTAGCAGTTGTATTAGCATTAAAAGTAAACTTATTTATATTAGTTACACTTGTAACAGTATAAGGTGATAGAGTAGCAAGAGTTATTCCACCTACTGCATCTGAACTCTCTATAATAAATCTATCTCCTGCAGTTCTATTATGATTTGTAATGCTTGTAACAATTTCTGTAGAACCACTATCTGTTGTAAATATATTCTGTGCAGAAACTATTGTAACAATAGGAGTTACATCATATAGTGCTTGGTCTTTTTCTACTTTTACAACTTTATTAGTTCCAAATATAATATGTTTTATTGTATTATTATCTGACCAAGTTAATAAATCTCTTGCAATACCATCAAAAGAACTAGAATTATGTTTAACATAACCTCTTAGGTTTTCAGGTTTACCTTCTCTAAACCTTACTCTATTACCTTCAAACCATTTACCTTCTTCTGCATACTGCGTAGATTCCTTATGAAATCCGGGAAGAAAATTTAGTTTAGTTAGTTTTGAATCTGTAGATGCCATTAATATAATAATTCTGATACTGTTATAAAACTTTTAGATGCTTCAGCAACTATATCACTATCATGTAAATCAACTGAACCAGCTTCTTTTTTTGCTTGTAATGTATATGTATGAGAACCTGCAGAACCCGGAGTATCTAAAAATTGCATAGCAACCATAGTTTGAGTTCTAGCTCCTTCAGAAACAAATGAGCCTATATATCCTAAATCAGTAGAACCTCTAAATAATTTAAACACTGCCTTACCCGGAGTAGCTGAATTATTACTTCTTGTATCAGTAAATACGTTTACTTGAACTAGTACTTTATTTGTTGATGATGCAACTGTAATAGCTTGTGCCAAATTTGTTGTTGCATATGATGTTCCTAAATTATGTGCAGTTCCCTGAGTGCTTTGAAGAACTTGTAACACTGTTCCTGTAACATTACCTGCAAATGATGTTGCAGATACAATACCTGTTACTACAACTCCTCCACTAGTTGTTTCAAGTTTTTTATTATTATTATGATATAGGTCTACTGCACCATCATTAGTAGCAACAAGATATGTTTCGTCTGCATCTCCATTTTGTAATTTAAGTAAATCAGCACTTATTTGTAATTCACCTGTTTTATTATCTATTCTAGAATGAGTAGCATTATGATATAGTTCTAAATCACCACCATCACCTAATTTAATTTTATCATTGTCACCCATATTAAGATGAGTTGCAAGTGTTGTTTCTCCACCTACTGCTAATGTTCCCCCTACAGAACAACTTGTAACTACTGTAAGTTTATTAACTTCTTCAAAAGCAACCTGATTAATAGTGCTTCCATCTGTAGCAATTACTGTACTTGTACCCTGACTTGTTGCAGTTACTGCAGTACCACCTGTAGGTTTTAAAAATATTTTATAGTCACCTGAAGTTGAATTATTAACAAAATATATTTTTTCTTGTGCAGGAAAAGTAACTGTAACATTAGTTGTTAGTGTACCTGCAAACTTTAATCCTAAGTTTCTTGCTTGGTCAGTTGACCCATTAACAGTTGTTAAAGAAACTGCCACACTAGAAACAGAAACTACCTCATATCCACCTACTGCTTCATCAACTAAGTCAATAACATTTTGATTAAGTATAAGACCCCATGCATTAGGATTTTCTCCATCCCCTTGCTTTTCTAGCCTTATTCTACTTGTATAAGTTGAAGCCATTATTTACTCCCCATTAATATTTTGTCTAACTTATCTTCTAATCTTTTGAGTGCATCCATAAGATTATGCATATCATCTTTAACATCATCTTTACGTGCATACTCTTCTCTTGTTTTATTTAAAAGTATCTGTATTCTTTTTACTTCTTGGAACATTTTATTAAATGCCCAACCAAATGGAACAACAACCATAGTTAAAATTATATTCCAAAATAACATTGCATCAATTTCCATTAGTCTGCATCCTCTACTGTAAGTGTTCCTGCATCTATTTGTGCTTTAATATTTTGATAATCTGTATTTCCTTCATCTATTGGAACTTGTTGTTGAAACTTTCTTCCTTCAATAGTGCAAAAAATATGTGTTACTTTTCCAGTTAAAGGGTATTTCCAATATTTAGCATTTGTTACTTTCATAATTATCTCTATAACTCTGCGTCTAATGTTAATTTCATGTTTGTATTATTATCTGCTTCTATTTGATAAATTGTTCCTGCTGACATATCTGCACCACTTCTTGTAACATTTGCCGCAAAACGTACAAGGTCATCCATTCTTTCACTATTTGTTGTAAAACCTGTAGTACCTCCAGCACTTAATCCTGCTACTCCTACATGAGATGCAGACGAAATACCTCCTGTTGGACTAGCTCTCATGGGAACTGGTACAGTGTAAGTACAAGTTGTATTAGAGGTATCATATGCTCTACCATGACCTATTTTCATAAAGTTTGTTGCTGCTTGAAATTGATAGTAGTATCTTTGACATAAAAATAGCTCTTCTCCTAGACTTCGGTGTTCAAAAGGAGTAGCTTGAGAACTAACTTCCCATTGTACTCCAGCAAGATAAAACTCGTTACTTGTACTAGAAAATATAGAATGGATACCTGCTGCCACATTAGCATTTGTTCTTGAGTTCCAATCTGTATTTAATGTACCACTAGTATGATTACTTCCAGAATGTAACCAAAAATTTATTGTCATAGACATAGACGTATCTTGGTCTAGTGAGCCAGTTGTATCTCCGGGTATTGTCCAATAATAACGAACCCAATCTGTTGTAAAGGTAAACATTTTAGATATTGACCTTGAATTATCATTATCTTGTAATTCTACTACAAAATTTGTAGCACTTCCTACAACCTTTGCATAAAAAGATATTGTTGTAGTTTCTGCTCCTGATGTACCCTTTTTTAAATGTTGTAAATCTTGCCCTTCAAATCTTTGATTTATACGTAATTGCTCATCTGCTGCAATAGTTGTATCAATAGTAGTACAGTTAATTACTAAACCATAATTAAAACCATCTGGGTCACCTGCAGTTCTGTTCATAGTAAAACGACCTGCTGATGTTCCACCTAAATTAACTCTCCATCTATCAGCAGTAAAATATCCACTAGCAGTTCCTAATCCAGTTTCTGAGGTGCTTCTTTGCCAACATTGAAAATTACCATTGTAAACCATATTACGTCTACCTGATAACTGTCCATTAGTTATAACGTCACCCATCTTTGCTAATTCTGCTGCTTTAGTCATTATACATTTCCATAATTTTGATTTGCGTCAGGTGATTCTGATTTAAGTTTTTCAACAATTAAATTACCATCATCATCTGTTAAACTAGATGCTTTAATTTCATCATCTTGTCTTTCACCAATTACTAACCAACTAATTGTATCAGTACAAGTATTATCTTGTGCAGTTATTGTTAACACATTTCCACTTACAGAACCTTTAATTGCAGTCCAACCTGTTTCGTTTGTAGTAAAACATTGTATATCTCTGTTCAAGGCAACAAATGTGCCTTCAGTCATTCCTGCTTTTGTATCTATATTAATAGATGCAGTGCCATTAACTAAATCTACTTTACCTCTATAAAGATTATCACATTGAGGTCCTTCAACAAATGAATGAAACAAATGATGTGTATTCTTTTTAGATTCTAAAGGATGATTTATCTTAAAAGAACCTGATGATTTAGATAAAGCTCCAACAATAGTAGCAGTAAAACTTCCTGTTCCAGATATTGAAAAACTTGCTGAATTATTTGCTATATAACCACCACTATTATTTGCACCAAATCTTGCATCATAGTCATTATCACCTTGTTTCATATCTATAAAAGCACCACTTGATGTGCCTTGCAATTCCATTGTTCCAAGTCCTGCACCTATAAATGTTGCAGTAAGATTATTTGCAGATTGATTTACATTAAAATTTATACCTGAAGCATCTAAATCTAAACCAACACCATCAAAATCACCAGTTGCTTGTACTTTTCCTGCAACATCTAAAGCTTCTGCAGGACTTGTAATACCAATACCAACTTTGCCATCAGATGCAATACGAACACGTTCTGTTAAACTTGTGGTGTTATGAATTGCTATTGAATTATCACCATTAAGTCGCATTTGACCTTTAGCAGTCGTACCATCATTAATTTGTAAAGATAAATTAGCAGATGAATTTGTTTGAGTTGAGTTTAAAATTATATTTTCAACATTTGATGCAGACTGTGTGCTTTGGAAATAGCCTATTGCACCAGTGCTATTTGTAACATGAAGTTTACCACCATTAGGATTTGTATTACCAATACCAACATTTTCTGAACTATCTATAGTTATAGCAGTAGCATCAGCATTATCATCTATACCTTGAGATGTAAATGCACCACTAACTGTTAATGCACCATCAAATGTACCACCATCTGATTTACTTACAGTATCTGCTACACTAAATATATCATATACTGTTACTACAATAATATCATTTACTGATGCACCTTGAGCTAATACAATAGATGTACCACTTGTTGCAGTATAGTCTGCAGTTCCTAGTAATACACCATTTTGGTATACATCTACATAAGTACCATCAGAATAACTTAAAGTAATATTTTCACTACCTACACCACTAAATGTAGTTTGACCTGCAGTGGCAGTATAAGTATGTACTTTACGTACTCCATTACTAGGTGATGTTCCTATATACGACATTTATTATTCCTATTAAGTTTTATAAACTCCAGAAAATGAAAGATATTTTCCACTTCCTGCTACTGCTGATGGTTCAAACCAACCACCATTATTTTGAGAAGCATAAAATCCAATATAACTTCCAGTAAAATAAGGTGACATATTTGCAGTATTATCTCCTGCCCATGTTGCTATACCATGAAACATTACATTTCCTGTTGCTTGATTTCCCGGATTAGGAGCAAATGGTAATCCAGTTATTCTTACTGCACCACTTATTCCAGTTGTGTTAACATCATTAAACTGACCTCGAACATATACCATATCACCTACTTTTGTATAACCAAAACTAGAAGTTATACTACTACTTGGATTAGAACTACTACCTGTTATTTGTCCAGTCCATGTTCCAGTTTCATAATCATTTAATGAATTTGCTGCAGTATAACCTAACGCAGTAAATACTACAGAACCACCAGTGCCTACATTTAAATGTACTCCTGCGTTGTTTGCATTTTGAATATTTGCTTTGTTTGTTCCATTAGAATCAAACTGCATATATCCACCAAGATTACCTGCATCAGTATCATCAAGTCTTAGTAATCCATGTGAATTTACACCTGCTGAAATTTCTAACTTTGATGCAGGAGCTGCAACACCAATACCCACACGATTAGCACTAGCATCAACAACTAAGGCATTAGCATCTGTATCAGATTCAACTCTAAAATCTACACTTGCACCACTTTCATTAATAGTAACTGCACCATCAAGACTTGTAGTTCCTGATGTAGTTAAAGAGTCAAGTGTACCTACACCTGCACCATCTACTTTAGTAAGAGCCATTTATACCCCTTGAGATTCTCGCCATGTTTTATAATTATTTTTTACTGTATCAGTCCATGCTGCGTTTGCTATTGCTTGTACACTAGCATCTTCACCACTTATATCTGTTGCATTATGTACCCAATTATCACCATTTTTTCCTGATGTAAAAGGTTCTAAGCAATGTCTATGTCTAGACCTACTTATTTCTTTACCATCTTCTTTAATAACTGTATCTGTAGCAACTTGTATAATCCAAGTATTTACAACTTCAATCTTTGGTATCTCTGTTGATTTTGTTATTGACATTTTTTCTCCTATAATTTATGCAGTTCTATAAGTTAATCTAAATCTAAATTGAGTACTTGAACTTACTGCTGAAGCCGCGGCAGTACTCTCACCTTTATTATCTCCAGTATAATTTAAAAGCACTGTTGTAGAATTTTGTTGATATTGCATTGAAGCACTTGTATATCCAGATGGAAAACTAAATGAAATAAAATGACCCGGGTGGTCTCCACTATATAAATCTGGATGATTATAAATAGTAAAAGGTAATCCTGCTATAAATAAAGCATTAGTCGTTGTACCAGATGCATTTGCATTACTTGTTATTCTTCCCTGACAATTAACCATATCACCTACTCTTACATAATGTCCTCCATTAAAACTATATGAAAAATTAGCACTTGTAGAACTTAATATTGGAGTCCATGAACCTGTTTCATAATGGTCTAGAAGATGAGCTGCATTTCCTGATGTTACACCTAAATATACTCCTGCACCTGCTTGAGGAAAACTTACATTACCATCCTCTGACCTTATTTGAAATAAAGTTGCACCATCATCTATAACTTGAAATACTTGACTTCCTGTACCAATACCTGAACTTTTAAATTGAGCTAAACCACTAGTATTTATGTTTACACGTTCTACACTATTAGTTTGTAATACTAATGAGTTAGTAGTATCAGGACCAAATGTTGTTGTTGAACCAGAAGTTTTAATAACTGCATTTGCATTAGTACCATCAGTAAATCTAGCAATATTTCCTGCTCCACCTGAATTTACTTGTAATGGAAAACCTTGTGGGTCAGTAGAACCTATTGCAACATTTTCTGAACTATCTATTGTTATAGCATTTGCATCTGCATTATCGTCTATACCGAGTGAAGTAAATGCACCTGAAGTAGTTAATGCTCCACTAAATGTGCCACTCGTTGCATTTAATGCAGATGTTGAAGGATGATTAACACTTGCTACTAAAGGCGAAATAGTAAATACAAATACATTATTTGTTCCACTTGAAGGAGCAGTATCAAATTCAAGTGTTTTATCATTTACAGAATAATTTGCAGTATCCTGTATTACACCATCTACTGATACTAGTATATCTTGGTCTGCACCTATTGTATTGGCTAGTGTAAAAGTAGTATTACTATTATCACCACTAAATCTTTGTACTGAAGGTGGTGTTACAAATCTATTAGCTGCAGGATTTCCTATGTAAGCCATTAAGAAATCTCCAAATAACTCGTTACCACATCTACTGAACTAGCTGCACTTGATGTAATCATTACATGGTCTGCATTATTTAAAACTAATTTTTGGTCTCCACCTACAACAATTAAACTAGACCCTACAGGTATGGGTGCATCCTTAACTAATCTTGCAACACCATCACCTGCTGCTCCAATACTTACATGAGCAGATACAGTTATTTGTGAAGTAGATATATTTGCTAAACTTAATCCTATAATAGTAGTTTCTGTACTATCTGAAGGACAAGTATAAGCTGCTGAAGGTGATGTACCTACTCCTGCTACTACTGATACCTTAAAATTATTTGCCATAATATTCCCTTATTTCTTAATATATTATACTGTATAACCTAACCTAACGCAATAGCAAATGGTATAGGCGAGTTATTAGCAATACTTGTTGCCATAGTTGAACTTAAATTACCTACTACAGTATTTATAGAAGTTATAGCTGCAGTTCTATTATTAATACTAGTTGCCATTGTTGCACTTAAATTTGTAATTACTGTATTTATACTTGTTATAGCTGCAGTACGACTATTAATACTTGTAGCCATTGTTGCACTTAAATTTGTTATAACAGTATTTATAGAAGTTATTGCTGCAGTTCTACTGTTAATACTTGTAGCCATAGTTGCAGATAAATCTGTTATAACAGTATTAATACTTGTAATTGCTGCAGTTCTATTACCTATACTAGTTGCTAGTGTAGAACTTAAATTACCAACTACAGTATTAATTGATGTTACTGCATCTAAGTTAGTCTTTGTTAAGGCACTTACATTAGCTATAGAAGTTGCCATAGTTGCACTAAGATTAGTTACTACAGTATTAATTGACGTTATTGCACTAGTTCTATTACCTATGCTAGTTGCTAACGTAGAACTAAGATTTGCAACTACTGTATTTATACTTGTTATGGCTGCAGTTCTGTTAGCAACAGATGTTGCCATAGTTGCAGATAAGTTTGTAACTACTGTATTAATAGATGTTATTGCATCTAAGTTAGTCTTAGTTAAAGCACTAACTCCTGCAACTACTGTATTTATACTTGTAATTGCATCTAAGTTAGTTTTAGTTAAAGCACTTACTGCAACTGCTAAACTATTTACAGAAGTTACTACTGTGTTAATACTTGTAATTGCATCCAAGTTAGTTTTAGTTAATACACTAACTGCTCCTACAACAGTATTTATAGAAGTTATTGCATCTAAATTAGTTTTAGTTAAGGCACTTACTGCAGCTATCTGTGTTTCAGTTCCAACAGTTACACCTGCTTTAAATAATCTTGTTGCATTTGCACTTACTGCAAATAAATTAGTTGCATTTATAGCACTTACAGATGTATCACTAAAACTTAACGTATCTGCAGTTAAGTCTGTTATACTTGCTTTTGTTGCTCTTAATACACTTGTTTCAATCGTAGTTGCAGTAACAGTTGCTGCAGTTATCTTAGTTCCTACTGTAAGATTATTTAAAGTTACATCAGTTGCACTAACTGCCTTCATATTAGTAGTGCCTTCAATAACTACATCACCACCAATAGATGTATCATTTTCTACTGTAAGAGCAGAACCACTTAATGTTCCACCTACAAATGCATTAGCAGAAACTGTAGTTGCAACACTTACACTTATTACTCTACCAAAAGTATCTACATTAAATTTACCTAAAGGTCCATAAGTTGCAGAAGTAATACCTGTAGTTGCAAGACTTATAGTAGGATTACCTGATGTACCATTACCATTACCTACAGATATAGGACTAGTTCCTGTAATAGTTCTACCTGAAATAGTTCCTGAGTCACCTACTACAATACCTGTAATACTTGATAAATCTGCAATATTATTTAATGCAGTTACATTTGCAGTTAATGCTACACCACCTATTTGAAATGTACCACCTATATTAACTTTATCTGTTGCTAATTGTAAAGGTGTAGAATTACCTGCTCCTGTTTCAACACTCTTTAATGTCGTTCCTAATTCAGTATTAGCTACACTAACTTGTAATAAGTTTTTATAAGTGTTTGCAATTTTTTTACCTGTAAAATCACTCATATCATATTCCAATACTTATCTGTATCTTGCCATTCTGTTGTTGCAGTTTCCCAATCTAAATTTCTATCAACATTAGATTCAGGTCTTACATTTTTAATAAAAAAATCTTCTGCTATTCTAGGACTTTTATTTTGAGGATGATTCTTTAAATCATAACCACCTTCAAAATCTTCAGGACAAACCATAAGTCCATAACTATTTTTTTTCATTACGTTACGTCTGTATTCAAATCCACAGACATCACATTCTACTATTGTATTTTTTCCAACTGCCATTATGTAGGTAACCAATCTGTTACTGTAACATTTGTTTCAGGCATAGGAGACCTTCTAGTAGGAAACTTTAATGTTTCAACATCTAAACTTTTAGGGATTTTATTTTGAGGATGGTTTTTTAAATCATATCTTTCATAATCAGTAGAACAAACCATAAGTCCATAACTATTCTTTTTTAAATCCCTTAACTTATATCTAAATCCACATATGTCACATATGCCTAAAGTATTTCTTGATGTAGTCATTATATACTAATTTTCGGTTTTATTAAAAGACTTACTCTTTCTCTATCTTCTGTTAATGCTCTAGCTAATCTTTCTTCATACTCTGTTTTTATCATTGCAATCCTATTCATATCAACATTAGGTCTTTTCATTGACATATAGTAAGCAACTCCTGCAGTTAAACAAGGTAAAAATCTTCTTGAAATATCAGGTGTTTGTACTGCAGATTTATCTACATCTTGCATATATCTAATTAATTCTACTTTAACTTTATCTGTAGAATTTTCAGGAAGCGGCCAGAGATATATTTCAGGATTATCTCTTTCATGTCTTACTGCATATTGAGTAGGTCTGCCTGTTTGTTTTTTGTTAGGAATTTTTAAGAACTCTTGCATAGATATGCGTTCTAATTGTATATCAGTATTATCTCTATTAACAACTGCTTCTAATACATCTATACTTGAGGAAGCTAATGCATATGTAGTTACACTTGCAGTAACAGTAATTGTAGAAGTTTCTGCAGTCCATAACATTATGTCTCTATTTTGCCAATCAGATAGTAATAAATTAATTGACCTTCTTGCAGATTTAGGTTCATGTCCAAGAGTAGGTTCACCACCTATCATTTCCATTGCTTCTTGGATAACCTCATCAATATCCATAGAAAAATTGTATGTACCTGATGTACTCATTTCTTTTTAATCTTTCTTTTTTTTATTTTTTTAGTATTAGGTTTCTTAATCTGTTGTGAAACACTACTTCTACCAATAGCCATTACTTACCTCTTAACCAGTCATACCATTTTGCTTTACGTTCTTCGTAATCCTTTTGTATGCTTTTGAGTCTTAGGTGGTGCTTTTTTACTTTTGCCTTTTCCTGCCCATAACTTTTTATCTGCCCAATAAGCCGCAGACATTTTGCCCTTACTGATATTTTTCGCATGACGAGCTTTAAAACTTTTCCTAGCTTCTTTAGAATAATTGTGACCCATTGAAGAGTCACCATAGTGTATAAGCTTAATCTTATCACCTTCTTTAGCCAAAACCATACCTTTTTTACCCGGTCTATCAGACCTTTTAGGTTTATTAAATCCTGCAAATTTTTTGCCACGATATTCTATTCCTCCTGATGGTAACCTTTTTACTCCGGGATATTTACTCATGCTATCCTCTTTCTAGGTTTAGTTGTTTTTCTTTTTCTACCTGAAGCAGTAACAGACCACTTAACCATTTTAGGTCCTGTCTTTTTCTTTGCTTCTGCTTTACTAATACGACTTGCTACTTTTGCAGGTCTACAAGCAGGATAAGGTCTAGACTTTTTATCTTTGCCTGACCTTCCACACTTTTTACCTGTCTTAACATCTCGCCAATCTTCTTTGAACCATTTAGTTAAGCCACTATTCTTAGGCTTTGCCATTAGTAAGTTCCACCACGTTTCTTATATGTACGCACAAGCCATGCATTTGCATATGCTGATGGATATACTTTAAATTTACGTTTTGCTTCTGCTTTTACTCTTGAGTATAATGCAGGATTTTTTGGTTTTGGTGAGCCTGATTTTTTCTTTTTAGCGATTGCCATTGTTTCTCCTTTACATACATAAGTCTTCGTATTTAGTTGTATATAGTCTATGTTTAGCTAACTCTTTATTAGAGTCTATACCTATTATAGTATTACATTTTATTATTTTTAGCAACCAATTTATCATATGCTTCCTTTATTTCTTCTATTGTTCTTTTACAACCTATACAAATATTATCTTTAAGTTTACATATACCAATACAAGGTGTTAAAGTTTTCCTGTCCACCATGCACCAACAATCCATGTCAATAATCCTGCAAAAGCCATTAAAAATATAAAAGCTATACCATAGCCTGTATACTCTAACATTTCTTGTCTACGTCTTTCTGCCATCTTTTCTGCGTATCGTCTTGACTTTCTAGCTTCTGCCTGAAATCTTTGCCAATCTTGCCAAAGTCCGGGTCTTCCTAAATAAATCATTATCTTTTTGAGTTCTTCTTCTTTTTCTCTTATTTGTTCAAGAGCCATAAACTCTTCTAAGTCAGTGCCACCACCTTTAGATTTTTTAGCTTTCTTTTCTAGTTGTTCTTTTGCAAATACAAAATCAGATATTTGTTTAACACAACCTGATAATTCTTTGCCATTGGATATAAAATTTTTTATTATTCCAAAAGCTGCATTTGCTGCGGCAAGTTCTGCTAACATTATCTTTTCTTTCTTGGTTTACAATATGAAGTTATTCTTAAATTAGGTCCTTCCTGTTGTGGGATTGAAGGTTGATTGTTTAATCTTTTTGCAAAGTATAAACATCTATCTATGTCTTGAAAAGTTTGTGTTTGGTCTATTACTCTTATTCCCATCATAAACACAAGCACAAATTCTATCATGTTTTTTTATGAGCTTTTTTTAAACTTTCTTTTCCTTTTTTAAATATATTTACAACTTGAGTTTTACCCATTACTTTAGCTCTCTGCTCACCGACTGTAAGTATTTGTATCTTTCTCGCATAAGGCTTATTGATTTTTTTAACTTTTGCAACTGTGTTTCTTGCGTCTGTCGGTGTGGCAAATTTGATGCTAACTGTGTCTTTAGGGTTTTCATCTGTGTATAAACGTCTGCCTGAACCCTTTGGTTTTTTACCTGTGCCAACTTTAGGGTCTTTTCTTTTTTTTCTTACTACCATTACTTAACATACTCTTTAAAGTTTTAGCTTGTTTAGCATGAGTCTTAGATGCTTTACTTAGTCCTTTAATAACTTTTTTAAGCTTTCTTTTTTGCTTTTCCATAACCTTTTACCTGTCTTGCAGAAGTTGTATTACCTTTATATTTTTCAGTCTTTTCAGGTTTATCATAAAAACTTGCAATAAGACCACCACCAGACATAGGTTTAAATCCCATATTCATTTTAGCTTTTGCAGGTAACATATGTATACCCGGATTTTCTGCTTTAGGTGGTAAGTCTTTAAGACCTATAGTTTTACTTTTAGTGCCTGATTTAAATGCCTGAAACTTTACACCCTTACCTGCACCTTTAGTATCTGCTTTTTTCCTTTTTAGTTTATCACCTTTTCCTATTATTCTTGCAGTTGTTTTAGGCATCTTTCTTTTCTTAGGAGTGCCAAACATATGTGCAAAAAAGTCTGATGCACTGTCATAAGCAACATTACCTTCTTTATCTATAAACCTACCTGTATAGTCATTAGATTTAGTTTTAGGTAACTTTTTCTTTTTTACATTAGGTACAGTAGGTTTTTTTATTTTAGGAGTAAAATCTTCTTTTTTAGGTTTTTTATCCTTATTACCTCCACCAATACTCTTACCTTCACCTACATTTTTATCTGTTCCTATTGCAAAAGGTAATACTGATAATGCTGCAGCTGCTCCAATTTTACCTTTATTCTTTTTTATTTTATCAAATAAATTTAAAATTTTTCTAGAAGATTTTGCTGCAGTTGCAGATGGAACTGTAACTAAAGCAGTACTTTGTTTTTTAGGTTTTTTTACTTTTTTAGTTTTATCTACAGGTTTACCTATAGTTTTAAAATTTTGTTTTATTTTTTTAGGATTAACAGTTTCTTTAATTGTTTTACTTTGACCTGTAGGAACTAAAGAAGTACTTTGTTGTTTAGACTTTTGTTGTTTTGCTTTTCTATTTTGTTTTGCTTTATTAACTTGTTTATCTTTTGATAAAACATTTTCTTTTTTTACTTTTTTAGATTTTTGTTTTTTTATTTTATTTTCTGCTGCCTTCTTAACTTGTTCTTGTTTAGAAAGTTTTTTATCTATATCTTTTTTTTGTATAGTAATTTTTTTATTTTTACCTGTTTTACCACCACCTGTAATAAATTTTTCATAGGCATCATCTATATTTTCTTTAAGAGATTTACCTAGCGAAAGTATTTTTCTTCCTGAACCTATAGCCATTATTTTTTTCTCCCTGTTAATGCTTTACCATGACCACGCATTGCTTTACCAACACCTCGTATAGTTTTTCCTTTAGTGCCTGATTTAAATGGCACACCTGTTCTAACTGCAGTATCAATCATGTCAATAGTATCATATACACCCATAGGCATAAGAGAAAGCATTGCACCCTTAAACTTACCTAGTTTTGATTTGGACTTTTTACCAACAGTTTTCTTTCCTGTACCTGCTTTATAGTTAAGCATACCACCTTTCTTTCTAGGTATCACACCAAACTTTTCTTTTACACCTGTTGCTGCAGGTTTATTTTTACTTAAATTATCAAGCTTCATTTTTAAACTACCTATTAATTTAGGTTTAAGTTCTTTTTGCTTTTCAATTAATTTACTAACTCTATTTTTAATAGTAGCATAAGGACTACCTTTAGTAGCATTTTTAATTACACTTCTATTTTTTAAATCATTAAGAGTTGCCTTTGCAGTATTAGACATAATACTTTTTTCTGAACTGTCTAAAGCTTTTTTATATCTTTGAATTTCATCCTTTCTAAATTTAAATATTTCTGCAGTTTTACTTTTTCTATCGTAAGCTACACCTTTTTCAACCAACTGTTCTTTTTTACCTATAGGTTTATTAGGCACATTACTTACTAAACTTTTATTAGGTCCTCCAAAGTCACCCTTGTTAATTTTAAGAATCTGTTTCTTAATATTTCTTTCAGTTGCAAGTGTGCCTTTTAATTTATCTCCTATACTTAAAGTTTTTCTTTTAGGAAACTTTTTAAGTTCTTGTGCTGCAGGAACTGCAAGTTCTGTTACTTTAGCTTTACCTTGAGGAGTTTTAACTGTTTTAGTTCCTCGCAAAACATTTTCTCTAAACTCTTTTGCTATTTGAGAAGCAGTAAGTCTTGGAGGTATATCTCCTCTTACCACATCTAACTCTTCTGTTTTATTTTTAAAGAAACCTTTAGGAAGAACTTTTAACTGAGCCATTCTTCTCATACGTCTTGCTTCTTTACTCATCTTTGGAAGAGCAGGAGCATCTACTCTTTCTATAAAATTAGGATTGCCATATCTACGAGTAATAGGACTTACTCTTCCTTCTTTTAATATTTGAGCAGGAGACTTACCTTTAGCTTTAGGACTAAGAGATTGAACCCTATCAGATAATCTAACTGTTGCTCCTTTTTCACCCATGCCTTCAGTATCTTTTCTTTGACCTTTCATTTTTTTTGAAGCATCAGATATTAAGGCTTTTCTTTCCATTTTTTGTTTATCAGTAAGACCTGTTAAATCTTTTTTCTTTGCCTTACCTCTTGTAACCATGTAAAAAGCTTTTTTAGGTGTATCTTGATGACCTTTACCATCAGGAGACCTTTTTAAAACATTATTAATACTTATTCTTTTTTGACCTTTATCTTTAGCTTCTTTAAACTTTTTAGAATATATAGCTTTAAACTCAGCACTACCTTCTTTAATACCTTTTGGTTTAGGAGTTGTTGCTTTCTTTTCAGCTTTTGATAAGGCTTTAATACCTGCCTTAACACCTTTTATTTGTTTTTTAGGTGTATCTTTTTTATTATTAATAAAATCTTTCATATCTTTCACAATCTTTTTTGCTTCTGAAAGATTTTTATTTCCTATACTTTTATTTAACTTATCATTAAGAACTCCATATTTACCCATTCCAACTTCAATGTTATTCTTTTTTGCTAAGTCATTAGTTTCTTTTTTTAATTGTCTTACTTTTTTAAATTGTTCTGTAGCAGGTTTTTTAGTTATAGTTTCTGCTAACTTTTTTAAAATTTTAACCTTCATAATATTCTCCTAGTAAAGTCTATTATGTGTTGCAGGTCCTATTTTCATACCACCTACTTTACCACCACCACTAAATTTTTTAGTTTTACCACCTTTAGGTATAACTTCAAATCCAAATGTTACACCACTACTTTTCTTTTTAGGTCTTGGCTTTGGTTTCATTACCTTAAGTTTAGGTTTTTTTGTAGGTTTAGATATAGGTTGTGATTGTAATTGAGATTTTTCACCTTTTAAAGCTTTTGCACCTTCATATGCTGCAACAGTTCCTATTGTACCTTTAGCTAAAGACTTTGCCTTTTCTCGTCTTGTAGTTCTTTGTTGTTTTTGAGCTTTCTTTATTTTTGTTTGATTAGCACTTGGCTTACCTAGTATAGATATAGTATTACCCTTAGAATCTTTTTTATTTATTTTTTTCTTTACTGTGTCAACTACTTTTTTACCAGCTTTTAATATACCTCCAAAAGATTTTTTAGTTGTCTTTCCTTTTATAGGCATACCAATAACTTTACCTGTCATTCCTTTAGGTGGTAACATATCTAAAACTTCAGAAGGTGACAATCCTCTATAAAGTTTTGGATTTTTTCTTATTGCTGCTTCAACTCTTGCAGCATCATTTTTATTCATTGCTTTAGAAGGCATAGATTTCATCATTTTCTCTGCTGCCATTCTCATTGCTTTAGTCATTGCCATTTTATAAACTCCCTTGTAAAATAGTGTTATCTCCTCCTGCAGGACTTGCAGGTGCTTCCATATCGTCTCTTCTAGTTCTTCTTGCTTGATTCTGAAGAGCAGTCACAGATTCTTTATATCTTGTTTCATAAATAGCTATTGCTTCATAGTTTTTCATAAATAATAAAGCTTCTATCATAGACGCATTATATAATGCATTATAACAAAAGTCTGAAAAATAATTATTAGGAGTTGCAGATGCAAGTGTAGTAGGTCTTGATATATGAACTACTACTCCATCTACAGTTGATACAGGAGTTGGTGCAATTAATATAGTTGTATTATCTCTTTTTGCATAATACTCAGGAGTTCCTGTACTTGCACTAACAGACCAATAATCATTTATAAATTCATCAGTTCTCTGTATTAAATTTATTTTTGTTCCTGCATTATTAATATTTACATTTTTTATTATACGTGTTCCTGAAGGAAGTGTAACTATATTTTTACCACTTGAAACTGCTACAGATGTATAAGTAACTAAACCATAATCATCTAGGTCTGTAGTTAATCTTAACTCTGCTCTATTAACAAATTTAGGTATAGCACTAGTAAAGTCAGAGTTATCATTCTCTGTACTTTCAATTATATCATTTACTAAATAAGTATAATTAGCCATAAAAAACTGTCACAGTACTTGCTGATGTAGGTGCAGAAACTTTAACAGGTCCTATCATTCTTATACCATTATCAGGTATATAAATATCTCCTGCATCTACATTAGTAGTTCCAACAAACTTTATATTACTTCCTGAAGTGCTTCCATTTTCATCTGTTTCACTTCCTGTAAGAAGGAATGTTCCAACACCACTATAGTAAATACTTCTCACTCTTGTATCAGCAACTGTTACACTTGAAAGAGTATCTAATACTGCTCCACTACCTGTAACTGCTCCGACTCTTATATTCGTTCCCATGTAATTCTCCTTAATATATTTATTATACAAAAAAATAGGGAAGGATGCAAAGTATATCCCTCCCTTTTTTTCTAAATCAATAACCTACAGTTATCTATTAGGATGAACCTGAAGCTCCATAGTAACTTCTCCAGTCAGAAAATCCAAAGCTATATCTTTCTCTAGCTTTAAATCTTACATTGCCTGTATCGAAGTCTGGCTCCATTTTAGTCTGCAGAGGTGAACGTACAAACATTTTAGCTCCATTAGGACAATCAGTCTTCAAGAACCATGCATTAGTATCAGTAAACCTTCTATTTACGAAGAATCCACCCGGAACCATGCCCTGATTTCTGATTGAGTTAATGTCGTTAACATTTGTTGCACCATTTGCAGCAGTAGTTGGATTAACCCCAATAGTAGTTGACATTGTACTATTCAGAATTTGGTCTGCAGTAAATGCCAAGTCTGAAGGTATATGCAATGACTGAGTCTGAAGACCTATCAATATACCTCTATCATCCTTTGCTTTAGATATAGTAATCAATGCAGATTCTAAAGAAGCTTCTGACAAGTCAGTTGCACCTAAAGTATTTGATTGGTTACCATCACCTATGGTTGGATGTGATGCAGAAAATAACTGCTGACCATCACCACCTGCAAAAGCTGAATTAAAACCATTATTAAACACATCTGCAGCTTTAACCTGCTTAGTATTAGCCATTGCTCTTGCTAATCCTTTTGCTCTTAATTTTGCAAATGTATCATAAAGGTTGTCTTCCATTGCTTCTTCAGTAATTGCAAAAGCCAGTGCAACTGTCTCATGCGTATACCTTGAAGTAAAGGACTCTTGAGCATCATCAAAGGAAACTGCAGCACCCTCTGCTTTAGTTGGTGCAGTGCCAAAACCTGTAAATAATACTTCTTCTTCAAATGCCCTATCTGAGTTTTCTGTCTCAAACAAAGGCTTATGCTCATCAGCAACTTCTCCATACTCCATGCCAAAAACTGCATTAAGTCCGGGAAGAAGTTCTTTTGAAATACTAGCTCTATTTATCGCCATAGTTTATTCCCTCCTTAACCTAATAAATATGCAGTTATAGTTGCAGGAGCAGTAACGATTGGAGTAAAGAAATTATCAGTATGCTGAACTAATCTTACATTCATTTTTAAGAATGCTCTTTCAGTTGCTACATCAACATCATTACCCGGCTCGTCTACAGGATTCAATGTACGTACCATTGCAATTCCTGTAGTTCTAGTTGAAGCATCTACACTATGTCCAGATTTACCTGTAAATGTAGAACCTGCTCCTAGAACAACTCCGAAATTTTGAGAACCATACAAGTCTCCTGCAGTAACAGACGCATCTGCCTGTACTTCAAAAACTTGATTAGGGTCATCACATACTATCCCAAAGGCATCAGTAGTTGATGTGCCTGAAGGATAAAAAGATTTAAACTTTTGTTCGCCATTCTCAACATATCTGCAACCCATGAATACACCTTGAGCTACTTCAGTAGTAGTTGTAATAGTTTGCAAATTACCTGCATTTATTCTTACTAAGTCTCCTGTAAAAATATTTGCAGCATAACCTGAAGCTATCG